GAATGTGTAATAGTAACTTGTGGATAACTGCACTGGACAAATCGGCATGATTCTACGTGCCACAAAATCATTTCTGTCTGCAAAAAAAGCCTGTGACATATTGCTTAGATATGCATTTGGCTTCCATCCCTTTGCAATCATATTCATAATCTGTGATGTGTTAATAATATCTCCCATAATATTTCCCCCCCTATGCTGGCTTGTATCCTGCTTTAACAATTTGCACTTTTAAAATAGTTCCTTCTTCTACTGCTGCACTTAATGCTACGGCTATAATGAAGTCCCCTGAAGCGGCTTTTACGGCTCTCCCTGAAGCATCAGAAGTCAATTCATCACCAGGAATAACTTCCCCGCCAGCAACCCATCTTCCCATTTCTTTTACCTGAACACTCACCTGTTCATCTGCATCAACCTTTTCATTTGTATCAGCAACCAGGATTCCAATGGCATTTTCTCCGGCGCCGCATAAAACTGCTTTCCCATTGGCGTCAAATTTTACCGCCAATGCTCTTGATTTTTCCAACTCATCCGCTGTATTCATAACAATGGTTGCGGAATCATTAATACCTGTTCCAATATACTGCATACTCTCTTCCTCCTCTTATAAACTTTCTTCATACTCACGTAACAGGGCGGGATTCTGCTCACACGCTTTTGTGATTGCATGCGACCTCGTAATATTCGGGGACGCTTTCATAATTTCATCCGCTTTCTTTTCGATTTTGCCCCATGCATCCGGTTCTGCTCCACCATGGCCACCGCTTTTTCCTATTTCGGAAAATGCCCCCGATTGCTCTGCCATTTCCAATGCCGAGTCCAGAACCCCTATCATGTCATTGTAAGCTGTCCCTCCTGCTGCCTTTAAACTTTTCAACGTTGGAACTAATTCTTCCGGTTTCTTGCCAATCAATTCGTATTTTTTAGCAATGTCAAAAAGTTCTTTTTCCTCGGCTTCATCGGAACGCTTTCTAAGCATTTTTAGTTCCGTAGCTACTGCAGGGTGTAACCCTTTGTAAATATCTTCATCTACCGGATTTTGTGGTTCCTCTGTCAACGATACAGTTCCCTGTGGAATAGCATGAGCTGTTTTTGCTACAGGGTCCTCCTTTGCTCCATCTCCTTTACCATCTTCGATATCTTCTGTATCAACCCCATACTTTTTAATTATTTCTTCATAAGCGGCAACCTCTTCCGAGCTCATTTTAGATTTGTCAATCTTAATCATTTCTCCTAAATCTCCTTTCAATTTTTGAATTTGTTCTTTTGATTCTTTAGCCTTCTGAATTGATTTATCAAGGTTTTCACGTATATGTTCCAGAACCTCAGTATCCAATTCAGTGGCAACATTACCCTTTTTCATTACACCGGTAGATTTGCCAAGAGACCAGCTATTAATCGCTGTAGCAATATACTCATCAAACTCTTCAACACTCTTTTGCATCATATCGCTTGCCGCCGCACTATCCATTTCCTCATCATTCAGAATTGACATTAAGGAAGAGTGCAGTGCGAAACACAAATCCCACATTTCATCTGCTATTTTTCGGCGTTTTACTTCATCCATCTTCTCGCCGAAGCTTTCAGCATCACCCCTCTTCTCAATTCTCTCTGAATGAATCCCCAAGGCTTTCCCAATATAGTCAGTAATGCGTTTTAAAAGTGTCTCTGGTACCTCTTCAATAGGTTCTTCTGATGACGTTTCCCCATTTCGCTTGTATAACTTTACATGAGCTTCTGGATTTGCTCCGGCATCCACAAAATCTACCTTTGTAATATTTAGGTTTTTTAGTTTTTTCGCCATTTGGCTCCGTTCCTCCTTTCATAGATTTTTATAAAACAAAAAAGTACCCAAATCAGGTACCTTCTGAATTACCTTTATTCAACAATGGTCCAATCTTCTGCCAAGATATCCAGTGTGTTTGGTGTCCACATAAAATGCGAATTGTCTTTACCTTCACTATATTGCATTTGCAGGTATGGAGCGCATCTAAATAATTCACCCTCTTGCATTCCCCATGCTTCAGCAGTTTGTTTATTACATGGTATCCCACTCGGATAACCTTTCTGATAAACAACAAATTGACATGGTAACCAACTTTCTCTGGCTATTTTATTACCCTTCTTCGCCATCTCTAAGGCAATTCCAAAAGTAAGATTGTTACATTCCTTGTAAGATTCCTCAAACACTCCCTTGGGCGACCAACTTTCATATCCATCTGAATATATTACTTTGTAACCATCAGGTGTATTTTCATTTAAGCTATTATCACCTACTGCTTTCTCACATCCCGGAACAAATTCTGCCTTTACTATCTTCGTGCCAATATACTGTTTCATTTGTCTTATTCCTCCTCTTCTACATCTACTCTTTCAGCTTCTCCCTCTATAGAGAACATGGGATACTCTCCTGATTTCACCTTTTTCCAAACATCATCATCTGTGACTTTAAATCCTATCCACCAGCCTATAGGAAGTGTGCCTCCTTCAATTCCCATAGCCTTCATTTTTTCTTCAGTAAAGACAACACTTTCTATAAGAACCGCACATCCGCCTCTCTCGTGCATTTCTCCGCCCTCACGATATAATTCAACAAAATTATATGCTGCTTTCTCAAGGTCTTCCGGATCAATCATATCTTCCTGCCAGTCCTCAATCTGTTCCCCATTCTCCGTAACAGATACATTTGCCCACCCAAAAGCAAGCCGTTTATCATCCTCGGATTTTTGTATAGTAAACTTCCCCTTTAATACACTTCTAGAAGTTTCCTGCTTGTTATCCACATTTTGGGATTCATTATTTTTGTGTATATCAATCAGATCTGATAACTTAATCACTTAATCGCCTCCTTACTACTTTTCTAAGTACATAACAGCACATGCACATCTTTGATGCGCCGGCGGGATAAGGATTGGCGCAAATTTTCTATTTTCCAATTTTCCTTTCCCTTCGAGGCTGAATGTTTCATCCATTTCTGATTCTTCCCCCTCAAGCGCCCGGCATATGACACATACTTTATCATCACCAGAAGAAATCCATTTTTTAACCATCCGCCCCATAAATCCTTGCTCTTGTGCCTGTCTGATTCCCAAATCATGACCTTGGTTATAAGCATGAGCCGTCTCTGTCCGGGCAATCATGTCCGCTCTACTTCTATGTTGCTTTTCAGCATATTTAATAGATGCTTCCCTAGCTTTCCTCTCAATGGTTGTTTTTCGCATTTTAGGATGTTCTTCTTTTAGTTTTTCTTTTACAGAATTATAAAGTTTTAGGTTTGCCTCTGCTTGAGGTTTTGTCAGACCCACACATGGTCTAATTAACTTTGCAAGCTCATCCGTAGACATACTTTCTATAACGCTTCTCTCTAAAAACACCTTAATAGCTTCTTTCTGTTCATCAACAACCCCTGTGACAAACTGCGCTCCATGCTCTTTAATCCAATTAATAACATTGTTGTGCGAATTATGGAAAATGAATCCATCAATATTTGACAGAACGCTGCTTTCTGCTGCCCCGGCTTCTAATGATTGTTTCCAGACTATATTCAAATGTCCCGATACAAGGTTGGAGTAATCCTGCTGCCACTGCTCAATCAGAGAATTGGATACCTCCCCTGATAATATCAATTCTCGTATCTCCTTGTACGTGAATGCAGCTGACTGAGCCTTCCAAAATGAAACAAGAATCTGTACAGGCTCATCACAATTTCCATTTAGATAATTTTCAATCTTATCAAGAACCGCCTGAGCTTCAGCACTGCGCTTTATTATGCTCACCTTAGGAGACCTGAAAATAAATGTCATATGCTCACACCCTTCCAAGCATTTTTTTAGCCTGTTCAATCTGGTCATCCGGCAACTCTTCCTCAATTTCAGAATCTTCAGGATTTACAGGTGGATTGGGCTGTTTTGCCTGTTCTTCACGTTTCGGATCCCTAGGGCGACTGTCCGTTGACCTGGAAGGCAGATTACCTACTTCTCTTATATGGTCTTCGAGCGCATCATCTGGTATTAATATTCCCGTTCCCACCATATCTTTAATAAATGTTCCTACCCTTTGAAGGTCTGTATCTTCGATATCTCCATGATTTAAAAATGGATAATCAGTAATACCATCGAAATGCTTTCCGTTTATGTCAATTAAGGGAGGAATCCCTTGATTATTAAACGTTTCACAAATGATATCCAGATACGCCCCTATTGCAACAGAAAAAAGCTCTGTCTTATCAGCACTCAGGGCAAAACTACCTACTTTATTGTGCCCAAGCATAATGAAATCAGCCAACACCGTCATTGCAATTCGAGTATCGTATCTACTTATAATAGCGTTTGTGTCAAATTGCCTTGCTCCCCCTGTGCTAAGTAATTTCAGTTCATACCCATTAGGTAATACTACACCTTCATATTCATCCCGCCTGATTTTTTTCACCATATTAGTAAGTGCCGCATAGATTTTTTGAGCATCTTCGTCCTCGTCAGACCAAAGGTCTAATCCTTCTGGTCCATAAAAAACTGGCAGTCCTGCAAGATCCCTCTCAATGCCTATCGCCTCAATTTCTTGAATCCGGCGCTTGAAGTACCATGAACGATACGCATTCCTCAATATACTGCGCCCTTCCGGATTATCTTTTATATCCTCTGTCCGGAATAACATTGCTTTCTCTATCGGAATTGTTATCAGTCCAAAGTCCGGGGGCGGCATCTGTGTCATTCCCAGAAGATTATCTTCATGGTCATATTCCCATTGATACAATGTATCCTGGGAACGGATCGGAATCTTTTTCCACCCGATAAGGCCATCCGTGTACTTACTTCTTGTGTTCGGGTTCTTTGTCTTTCCCATTCGCCGTTTATATACAACCTCGTGAAAACTCCAGCCATATGTAAGAAAAGACAAAACACTACTGATCGTATCCGTCCATGTTTTCTGCATATCATCCATACAGCTTTTTACGAATTCAGCAGCTTCTTTATCTTTCTGTGAATCCCCTCCTGGTTCCACGTACCATTTAACATTCCGTATTAACATTTTAATTGCAAAAAGTATGGCGCCGACAGTATCATCATTATTGGCCATCTCTGTATACAT